GTGGTCTTGTTAGTTTTAACGTAAATGCAACAATAGCAAATCCAACTGTTTATTTATTTCATAGTGGCAATAATATGAAAGATAGTTTAGATATTGTATGGCAAGCAAATACATATTCAAGGATGCCTGTAAAAGCTGAAGGTTTTAAATATTCTGGTAAAGGTAAACTGCCAAGACCAACATTAACTCTTTCTAATCTCTTGGGAACGATAACATCAATATTACAGCTTACAAATCAAACCACAGCATTATCTGATCTAGCAGGGGCAAAAGTGACAAGACGCAGAGCATTGAGTAAAGACCTTGATGAAGTTAATTTTCCATCTAATGTAAACCCATACAAAAGTGGTTCTGTAGATCCTTCAGCAGAATTACCTCGTGAAGTTTATTTTATTGAAAGAAAAGTTATTGAAAACAGAAACATAGTTCAATTTGAGCTTGTAAGTTCTTTTGATCTATTTGGTGTATCTGCACCTAAAAAACTTGTAACAAAAGCCGACTTTCCAGCCGTTGGAACTTTTGTTAATTTTTAATCATGACTTGGAAAGAATATTTTATAAAATATGCAAAAGAACAAGCACCAGAAGAGGCTTGTGGTTTGCTTGCAATAATCAAAGGCAAAGAAACTTTTTGGCCTTGTAAAAATTTAGCAGAGGGTAAATTTGAGTTTTTTATACTTGATCCTGATGATTGGGCAGAATGTGAAGATACAGGAGAAATTATTGGTGTAATACATAGTCATCCCGTAGGTGCTGCAACACCATCAGATACAGACAGGGCAGCCTGTGAACATCTTGGGTTTCCATATTATATTTATAGTATTGAGCATGACCATTGGGAGTCGTTTGAGCCTTCAGGATGGAAAGCACCTTCATTAATTGGTAGGAAATTTATCTGGGGTAAATATGACTGTTGGTCTATCGTTACGGACTGGCTAAAAGAAAACAAAAATATAAATATAAAGTATTGGGAAAGACCAAAAAAAATAAGAGATTTTATAAATAATCCAGAATTTGAATTTGCTTTACCTAAATTAAATTTTATAAAACAATCTAATAATAAAGATATAAAGATTGGTGATGTTTTGCTTTTTCAATCTGTCACAGGCAATTTAGATCATGTTGCTGTTTATATAGGTGATAACATGATATTGAATCATAATATAAAAGCTTTGAGTTGTAGAGAACTTTTTGACTTAAGATATCAGCAGGCACTTAGAGGAGTTTATAGATATGCAGCTTAAAAAAATAAAAGTCTATGGTAAGTTAAGACAATTTTTGGGAAAGCCATATTTTATGGCTGCGGTAAAATCACCACAGCAAGCGATGAGTTTTTTGATAGCAAATTTTGAGGGTGTGCAAAAACATATGAATGATCAAATTTATAAAGTAAAAATGGGTGGCAGAGTTATTACAGAAGAATATTTATCAATGACAGGTCAGGGTGATATACAAATTATCCCAGTTGCAACAGGATCACTGCCTGCTGTAATTGGTCTTATAGGAATAGGCGCGGGTGCTGCTGTAACGGCTGGTACAACTTTTTTAGGGGCATCATTTTTTGCAACAACTGTAATAGGAGGAGCATTAACAGCTGTCGGAACCTCAATGCTTATTGGTGGCGTTACAGACCTTTTATCACCACAAAATCCTGTTCCTGACACTTCAAGTGTCAGTGACATTGACCCATCCATAAGAGGGTCATATTCTTTCAGTGGTATTCAAAACGTTAGTTCCAGTGGCGTTCCAATTCCTATAATTTATGGTTTAGTTTTTAGTGGTTCAATTATAATAAGCTCAGGAACAGATTCCACTCAAGTAGTTAAAAGCATAACCTGATGCCTAGATTAGTTGATGATCAATTATTTGGAACCGACAGAAAGGTAGTTGATCCTGACCTTATAGATGGTGGGCTGCGTAGTAAACAATTTGCCACTGTATTAGACTTATTAGGTTATGGAGAAATAGATTCAATATTAGATCCTGGTGGTGTTGGTACAAATACTTTTAGAAAAAATGTTTTTCTTGATGGGACACCATTGCAAAATGCAAATGGTGAAGAAAATTTTTCTGATGTAGAAGTTTTTTTTAAAAATGGAGCGTCAGATCAGACAGCATTACAAGAAATTAACGCATTAGAAAATACTGTTCCAGTAAATGTGGAAGTAACAAAAGCAACCTCTGTTACAAGATCAATTACTGATTCTAATGTGGATAAGGTAAGAGTATCAGTTCAAATTCCGAGCTTACAAAAATTTGAGGATAATGGAGACATAGTTGGAACTGAAGTGAAAATATCAATACGAATTACAGAAAATGATGGACAAGTTCATAACCCAGTAGAAGCAAATGTTATTAATGGAAAGGCAACTAGTCCCTTTGTAAAAGATTTTGAGATAAAGTTTGGAAAACCTATGAGTTTTCCGATTGACATAACAGTAATTAGAAATACAGATGACAGCACAGTATCAACACTTCAAAACAAAACTAATTTTTTATCTTTTACTGAAATAAATTCTGATTCTCGTACATATCAAGGTTTTGCTTATGTAGGGATAAGATTTAATGCACAGGAATTTCAAAGCTATCCCAAGCGTATGTACCGCATCAAGGGAACAAAAATCAAAGTTCCTAGTGATACAACAGTTGATAGTGATAATGGAAGAGTTATTTATCCTGATGGATATATTTTTGATGGTACTTTTAAAACAGACGCTGACGGGAATATTAAAAAAGAATGGTGTGCAGATCCAGCTTGGATTCTTTATGACCTGTTAACAACAGATAAAGGTTTCGGTGGCACAGATGGTGTTATTGATGCGGACACCTTAGATGTTTATAGTTTTTATTCTGCTAGTGCTTATGCAAGTGAATTAATTACAGATCCAATCACAGGAACAACGGAACCACGCTTCTCAACAAATATAATTATAAATCAAAAAAATGATGCTTATTCCTTGATCAATGATTTATGTTCTGTGATGAACGCGATGCCATTTTATAGCAATGGGTCACTACAAATATCTCAAGACAGACCAACAAACACCTCAACAAATACATCTGATCCACAATACATCTTTAATAATTCAAATGTTACTGAGGAAGGTTTTACATATCAGGGTGTAGGACAAAGAACAAAATACACAGAAGTTGAGGTTGCTTATTTTGATAATGACACCCAGACAATAGACTACGAACTTATAACAACTGATGAAATTACAGCATTATCAGATTCAACATCAAAGTTTGGAAGAACTAGAAAAACTTTAAAAGCTTTTGCCTGTACTTCAAGAGGTCAGGCCAATAGATTAGGACGTTGGTTTTTATATTCTAATTTAAAAGAATCAGAGGTTGTCTCTTTTACAACCACTCTTGAAGCGGGTGTCATTGTCAGACCTTCTACAATTATTGCTATTGCAGATTCATTAAGGGCAGGGGTTAGAAGAGGTGGCCGTATAAAATCTGTCACTGATACAACAACAATTGTTGTTGATGATGCAAACAATACTGATCTGACAACAGAAAATTCTGCAACACTATCAGTTGTTTTATCAGATGGCTCTGTAGAAAGTAGATCAATAAGTTCAATTAGTGGAACAACAATAACAGTTTCATCTGCTTTTTCTTCAGCACCATTAGCAAACAGTGTATGGGCCATTGAAAATACTTCTGTTGAATTTCAAATTTATCGTGTAGTTTCTATTGAAGAAAAAAATGACTCTGAATATACAATTACGGCAGTAATTCATGATACAAACAAATATGCACAAGTTGAAGATACGACTGTTGCTGCAAGCCCAAGAACTATAACAACTTTATTAAATGAAAAGCCTTCTCCAAGTAACTTAACAGCAACAGAACAAATAGTTGAACTTAATAATAGAGCCGTTTCAAAAATATTTGTTGCATGGGAACCTGTTCTAGGGGTTAAGGAATATTTATTAGAATTTCAATATGAAAATGATAATCCAGAAAGATTGAGGATAGCAAGACCCAGTTTTGAACTTTTTGAGTCAAGATTAGGAACTTATAAATTTGCTGTTAAGTCTGTCAATACATTAGGAAAATTAAGTGCAGGGACATCTCTACTAACTTTTAATGCACAAGGAAAAACAGCTTTACCTGAAGATGTACAAAATGTACAGATTGAACCATTGTCTGATCAATTTATTAGATTACGTTTCAAAAAATCAACTTCTGTTGATGTTTTACATGGTGGAAATGTTTTAATCCGTGGATCAAACTTAACAACAGGAGCATCTTTTACCGATTCTGTTGACGTTATCCCAGAATTGTCAGGTAATGTAAACGAAACGATTGTTCCCAATATTGTTAATGGTACTTATTTTTTAGCGTTTAGAGATGATGGTGGAAGAATTAGTGCTAATGCCGCATCAATAAAAAATATATCAACACAACCTGATACATTTCCTAAATTAACAGTCCTTACAGATAGAGAAGATACAGACAGCACACCTTTCAATGGTGCAAAAGTCGGTTGTTTTTTTGATAGCAGTTTAAATGGACTTGTTCTTGGTCTTGCAAATTCATTAGATGGTGTTTCTGATTTTGATGCAATAGCAGATTTGGACTTGTTAGCTAACTCAGTTGCTACTGGTGGAACATATGCTTTTGCAAACACTTTAGATTTGGGTGGTAAACAACCGCTTGTTTTACAAAGACATTTAGTAACAAAAGGAATTTATAATAATCAATTATTTGACGCAAGAAGTGAAAATATTGATACATGGACTGATTTCGATGGCACAACTCGCGCTGTTGATGTTAACGCTAAATTGCTAGTGGCGACAACTGATTCTGACCCTGACACCTCGACTGCTGGTACTTACACAATAAATGATGGTTCAGGCAGTGCAGGAACTATAATAACAATTTCCAAAGCTTCACATGGCTACTCTGTAGGTAGTTTTGTGACAGTTGATTTTACAAATGGTTCAGGTGTTGATGGAGATTATCAAATACAAACAGTGCCAACAACAGGCACTTTTACACTTACTTCAGCATCAATTTTATCAACAAGTGGTGATTGTAATTTCAGCGCAGAATTTAGCCAGTTTAATCCTTTTGTAAATGGTAAATATATTGCAAGGGGATTTAAATTTAGATGTGACATGGAAACAAAAGATATTGCTCAATCTATTGAAATAGAGGAGTTAGGATATACAGCACAAATAGAAAGCAGAACAGAAACAAGTCTTGGTAATGCAGGAGCTTCCGCTGGTGGATTTATTGCTTCTGGGACATCTACAAAATCTGTAACCTTTACAAATAGTTTCTTTACGGGGCAGTCAGGGACTAGTATTGCGGCAAATTCTGTTTTACCATCAATAGGAATAACCATAGAAAATCAATCGCAGGGAGATTTCTTCGTGTTATCAAACATCACTGGCAGCGGGTTCGATATAGATGTAAAAGATTCTGGTGGTAATAATGTTAATAGAAATTTTAAATATGCTGCAACAGGATTTGGGCGTGGTAGTTAATTTTAGGGTAGTATATAATTAAATAAAATTTTGTATTACAAATGGCACAGGCTTCAGATTATACAATAGACAACTCAACGGGTGCTAACGTCAGGGCTGATATTAATACCGTTTTACAAGCAATAGCAACAAATAACTCTGGATCTTCGGCTGCAAGTACAACTTTTGCAAGTGGTTTTTTTGCTAATACTTCAACAAGTATGATGCAACTTAGAAATACAGCAAATAACGCCTTTTTAGATTTATTTACTCTTGCGGGCGGGCCAGCTTTCCCAATTGATGGAACGATAAACGGACTAGCTATTGGTAAGGGTGGAAACTCGGTAACATCAAATACTTGTTTTGGTAAAAATGCTCTAGAGGACAATAACAGTGATGGAAATAATAACTCGGCTTTTGGTGATAGTGCTTTAAAGGAAAATACTACTGGCGATAAAAATTCTGCGTTCGGGGCACTAGCTCTTGATGCAAATACTACAGGAAGTAATTTAACAGGAACTGGTTACGGTTCGTTGTCAGCAAACACTGAAGGAAATTCAAGCACTGCGGTGGGAGCACTCGCTTTAAAAACTAACAGTACAGGAGATAATAATACTGCCATTGGTACGGAGTCACTTGAAACAAATAGCACAGGAGATGGGAATACAGCCGCTGGTTTTAGGTCATTAGAAGCAAATGAAACAGCTAACAACAATTCTGCTTTTGGAAAAGAGGCATTAAAAGCAAACACTACAGGGTCACAAAACTGCGCCTTTGGTGCTAATGCTTTAGATGCAAATAGTACCGCTACAAATAACACCGCTTTTGGATTTAATGCCCTTAGTGCAAACGATACGGGGGCTCCTAATACAGCCGTGGGTTCTGGCTCTTTAGATAATAACTCGGATGGTATTAATAACACTGCTGTGGGTTTTGATGCTTTAGATGCAAATGTTTCATCTGACAATAGTACAGCAATAGGACATAATGCTCTAACAAACGCTACTGGCGCACAAAACACAGCTCTAGGATCTACAGCAGGTGATCTTATAACAACAGGCTCAAATTGCACATCTCTGGGTTATCAGGCAGATCCTAGTGCTAATAACGCAACTAATGAAGTTACTCTTGGTAATTCAAGTGTTACTGCACTACGTTGTCAAGTTCAAACAATAAGCGCACTTTCTGATGAAAGAGATAAAACAGATATTGTTGATTCAGAAGATGGCCTTAATATAATAAATGCTCTTAGGCCAAGAAAGTTCACTTGGGCAATGCGTGAACCTAGTGATAATAATGGGAAGACAGAACTTGGGTTTATAGCACAAGAAATAGACGCAGCATTAGGTGATAAAAATGATTATATTGGTGCGGTTTATAAATCTAATCCAGAAAAACTAGAAGCTTCATATGGAAAATTTGTACCAATATTAGTAAAAGCAGTTCAAGAATTATCAGCAAAAGTCACAGCCCTCGAAGCAGGGTAAACTATAATTAGTTTATTTTTTATTATGGAAGAAAAAACCGCAGATGAAATTGCACAGATTTACACCACTGCTGGTAGTAGTGTAAAAATTATTACTGCACATGCTGATTTTGCAGCTTATCAAACTGCTAACCCTTCTAATATTGATACTGAAACAGAGTGGAAGGCAATGATTAAAAGAAACACAGATCATCTTGAATTTATTAAAAAATACACAAAAAATGACGATATAACATCAATTTGGACAACGGAAGATTTTACAGATATTGATGCTGCTATAACTAAAGGTAAAACATTATACGCTTAGTTTATGGATTTACAAAAATTACAAGAAACAAAACAACAACTGTTGTTTGAAAAAGAAAAACAATTTGCAAATCTTTATGAAATTACTGGCGCGATAAAGTTGTTGGATCAGCAGATTTTGGAGATGTCAAAATCCGAAGATAACCAGCAATCAAGTAAAAAGGCATCAACCCCACAAGAAGAAACAGTACCATCAGAGTAAGTGGTGCTACCATTTTATTAATCATGTTTCAAAAAATCGCTAATGTTTTGAGTATTATCTCATTTGTAATGGTAGCCTCCATGAGCGGTGGAACGTATTTTGCATACAAATATGTAACATCAGAAAATTTCAAGGCTAGAGTTATGAACGAGATACTTGATAATGTTTCTGGAATGATGCCCAAAGTATTAGATCAGGGTTTACCAAAAGTA